CTTATAGAGTCGTCCTGATTGCGGGGTGTTGTAGACATCTCTATGTCGATTTGCTCTTCACCCTCAACATCTCTGATTATTTTAATACAACATATATTAACTTCACGACATTTAGACTTATAAAATAGCTTACCTAAAGCAAGTATTAAACCTATTCCACTTGTTATTAAAAAAGTATAAAACACCTCTGTAAATTCTTGCATGATTATATTAATATATTTATTTTTTTATTTAATAACTAACAAGAATGCATGAGCAAGTAGTAGGAACAACCTCAGCATTTGTAGTATTAATAAATACAAAATTAATGTTGACATAGCCAGTCTCACCATTTGTGGGGGCTGCTAATGCTATCTCTGAAATAAGCAAAACTCCAGCACCACCAACATAGCAATTGCCAATAAATGCACCTGTTAAACTTGTCCAATCAAGAGTTCCTGTAGGATCAAATTGATAATTTTGTTGTTCAATAAGAGTATCTGCAACAGCACCAACACCAGAATTAGCAGGAACTCCATCCCATCCGGTAGAAATTGAAACAAATCTTAAAAATGTATTTGTAGAGCCCAAGCCAACAGTAACACCACCGGTAGCCTTTACTCCTCCATCTACATTTAACTCACTTGTGCCTGATACACAAGTTAATGTAACTTGATTATCACCATTTTGAAGAAACAAATTAGGAGAAGCAAGGGCTCCTGTAGCATCAACATTTATAGCGGTAATAGATGAAGATCCATTAAATAGACCATTCAACTCATTGATTAAAGGAGGATTCAAAATAGTTCGAGCAGACATTTTTAAAAATTAATTGTGTTATATTATAAAAAAAATAAAATTTTAAATTAATATTATTTATTTAACCCTTTTAGAAAAAGGCTTTACCCAAAAGTTATAGCGACCACTACGCAGTGTGAGCACCGAACATCTTATTTTGATCTACACGATCTAGAATATCAATCATGTGTTCATCTAAAACATTATAGCCTTTAGCTGGTATAACTAGATCATGACCCCTTTTAGTGCCCCATAAAGCAGCACTAACAACATCACCAGATGAGCGAATATTATATTCATTTTTAAGTGGTTTTTCTCCTTTATAAGCAGGATTTAAAGTAATTATTTCTTTTGTGTCTTTTCCTAGTTCACGAGCTAATGCGGCGCCTTGTGAATGTCCTAGTGTTGAGATATTTTTTGCACCATATTTCTTAATTGCTTTTTCTTGTGTTAGCTTACCGATTTTGTATCTATCTGTGCTTTTATATCTACCTACTGCATACATTAAATTATTTGTCCAGTCATAGGCTGTAGTTGTCCCCCGATGGCATACAACGGCTTGCCCTGTTGATGGATTATAATACACAACGGCATACTCATTACTTAAATCATGATCTAATATAAAATCACCTATTCTTTCAGGGGCATCTTTATATGATGCCTTCATTATCTTTTTTATATTGCCGATACTTAATTCTCCACCAATTAACAAACCACCATAGAGACCTTTTCCACCTAATGGAACAGTTTCCTCTTCTTCATCTTCTGTAAAATCTAATATTCCTAATTCTTGTAAAAATTTATCAAAATCAGCATCCGATATTTCACTTTTATCAGTAAAATCAATTATTTCCCCTAATTCTTGTAGATTATGGGGGGGATTTCGCCCCACTTCCTAAGCGATGGGGTGAAGAACAGCGTCGCCGTGTGTCTGCACCCATTTTGTCCGAATAGCGGCATTATATGCAGAACTTCCTTCTTTAATAATTTTTTTAGTTCCTCTGCTATTAGTATATAAAAATTTTTGTGCACCTCTAAGTGCCTCTTTAGTAGACTTAAGAAGTGCCTTTCTTTCAACACTCATCGCCGTTCCTGCTCTACCACTAGGAAACCAATCAGATTCTGAAGCATATTTATGTTTTAACCAAGCAGGGGCTTTTTTACTATCAAATAATGCAGTATTATAGCCCGCATCACGATGTAACCAATCAGCATAATCAGGATGTCCTGCCTGTCTTTCTAAAGCACTAGCACTATTTTCAGCATCAATTAAATGTTTTAAGTGCATTCTATATCCCCTCGGGACACCTCGAGCATAAGCAGGAAAACCAGCTTCTGCCAATGCTGCTTTTTTAGCAGCTGCCCTTTCTCTTGCTCTCCTATTTCTTTCAAGCTGTTTAGCATGTTCTAAACTTTGTGGATCCATATCAGAAAGTTTTGCACCACCTAAAAGAAGACCTCCTAGAGTATGACCCATAGGGTAGTGTCTTCTTTTACCATATCCAAAACCTGTTAATCCTCCGTGCATTTTATTAAGTTTAAAAGTTTGATTAAAATTAGTTGTTATATATTATAAAAAAAATAAAATTTTAAATTAATATTATTTAAATGTCATTTATAAATTATTTAAAAATAGGCATTTCTAATTGCACCTCTCATCTTATGCCTTGCCATTAGTCCACTACCAGCAACAGCACCTGCAACATTGCCAAAAGTAGCCACAGCGGGTGCATATTCACCAGTAAATGGGGCAATTGCTTTTGCAACTGATGAAATAGGTTTTAAGATTTGATGCTTAAAATCAGCCCAGGAGTATTTTCCACCAGAATAACCTTTTCCTTTTGATGTTCTCTTTACGGTTTCCTCTGCTAAATATGGTAGCTCACTTGCCATAGCAACCATTTGAGGTGTAACACCACCAGTATGAATATCAACATTACCATTACCACTCGTAGTAATCCATCCATCAGTGAGTGCAACAACTCTAATTGTGCAATTTGTGAAATTAACACCCGTGTTGTTATATACTGTTACATTTGCCTGAAAGTTGCTCGATTCTACTTGACCAACAGTCGAGGAAGTAGGCAGATTTAAGTCCTGAGCTACTGAGAGTATCAAAGGAGCACCCCCAAGAGTAGTTTTAACACCAGTAGAATCAACAACTGAAGCCCCACTAAATTGATTCCAGTCAGCAATACCACCATTTTTCTTGTAAAGTTGCCACAATTGAAATTGAGTAGCTTGACCCAAAACAGCTTGTCTCATTCCAATGTTAATATTAACATTAGTAATAGGAAAGAAGAAATCAGGAAGTGATGGAGATACTTGTGTAAGTGATTCAATGGATGGGATACAGAAAATTAAAAATGTGTCAGGAATAATACTCAATTGCTGAGTGTTTGTAGAGATTTGAATACTTGAACCAGCTGGAAGATTAGCAATAGTGGTATCAGTAGACTGGATATAAGAATAGTTATAAGTCATAGGCATTGTGCGGTTTGTGATAGAGTTCTCAAATGGTGCAACAAATTGACACAAAATAGATTGTGAATTAAATACACCACTAACACCTGTAACAGTTGCACCCACTGGAATAGCATAAGATAACATTCTTTGCAAATAGTTGAAAGACATAGTAACAATAACATTGTTAAGGTTGAAAATTGCTTTTTGAGGGTCAGCAGTAGCATTGTATAAAAAAGGTGATGCAATAAGGTCTTCAACAATATTTGCAGTAAAAGTCAAAGAAGTATTATCGGCATTAAGTGCAAAATTAGTTAATTGCTTAGTCCTTACAGTGTTAATAGAACTTGACTGATTCTCATCTAAGCTGTTTGCAAATGGACTTGAAACCGTTCCGACTAATGCTGAGTAATCTGTTACAAAATCAGGAGCAGAAGCAGTCCCACTTTGATTCTGTTTTTGTGCTAAAGAATCGTTGTTATAGTGTAAGAAAGCACTTGTGTAAAGATTTGGAGTAATTTGCACACCATTTGTGCCTAATTGTATGTTAAGATTTGTCAAAGTTTGATTAATTGGAAATGCTCTCAAACTAATACTTTGTTGCTCAGTGAATAGATTCAAAGCAGTTCCAGTGATTGTAAAAGAGATTTGAGCCTGAAAAGATAGAGAGCGAGATAATCCGAATCCTGGTGTTACAGGAATTGTAATTACTGGGTTGAGACTTGGCTGTGATGGTGGAAAATTCTGGTAAACTACCGAGGGGACGCTGCTATAGACAACGAGTGAAGGTTCTGAGATATCAACTCTTGAGTCAACGGCTTTAACTAATTTGATTGACATTTTTAAAAATTATATTTATTGTATATTATAAAAAAAATAAAATTTTAAATTAATATTATTTAATTACTTTTATACATTTTATTTACCGGTTAATCTTTTACCGCTTTACGATACTTCGTATCTACAAGCTACAAAAGCTTTACCAAAACTCATTCCATAGAGGTCGGGGTTAAAGGGGTGCAACCCCTACCGGTTAAAATTTTCAATGATTGATTTATGCACAAAAGTAAGCTTTAAACTACTATTGCGAAGCCCGATAGTTTGTAAATTAAATGTTTGACCTTGTAAGTTCTGCCATTGAACACCTATAGTGAATTGAGTAATGGGGGAAGTTCCCCCTAATTTTAAAGGTGATGAAAATATATCACTTGTGGCACTATAGCTTATAGGTTGCTGAAATGCATTCGCTCCACCTTGACTATAATTCACTAAATAATCAATCAATATGGGTGCAGTTTGATTGTTAAATGCACTCCCTACCAATGCTAAAGGAAGATCACTTAAAGTAGGATAAGCAATCGGCAATGACGATACAATTTGTATTTTACTTAAAGCAACAAAACACCAAGGTGCAGAAATATTTTGACTCATTTGAAGCATGACAGTATCTGCATCTGATGGTGTGTCTAATGGAGGATCACTTTGAGGTGTATAATTATTGCCTAAGTTAGTTAATACTAATAATACATCTTGCCCATTAGGTGTATTAGTTTGATTAGTTAATATTTCAATTGTCCAACCCAATAAATAAGGTCTATACTCATTATTAAAATATATACTAACTTTATTACCACTTGATGATGTATCGTATTGACTCATAGGAAAGCAATTTATAGTAAACAGTTCTGTTACAGGGTTCCAAGTAACATAAGGAGGATTAGCATCTAAAGTAGCAAAAGCTCCAACATTTGAAATTAATGATGCATATGCAGAAGATAAAGCAGTATTGATCATTTGACTTATTGTATTATAACTATAAACATTACCCCATCCGTTTAATGGTTGACTTGTAACAGGTAAAGAAGGTGCTGCAACTGTATTATCATCGTTTATAATTCTAAGATATACTTGACCAGAATTATAACTACCATATGTCAGATATACAGAGTAAATAGTATTATAACCATCATTATATGGCGATGTTGTATTTAATACTGGTTGCCATAATGGTATTCTTTGTGTTGATACAATTAGTCTTGTAACACTCACATAATAGTCAGCAGGATTCGCAACAATTACACCTGCTCTATTGACTAAAGATGCAACATCACTTAAGCCAGATGTCAAAGTTGATAGGTTGACCTCTAATGAAAAAATAGAAGGTGGATTAGTTGATGAAGCGGTATTACTCATACTTTTTTTCTAAAAGAAAAAGGAGGCAATGCGATTTAATTTATTTATATATTTATATATATATTATTATATAATATTTAAAATAAATTATTTACAAGTAAAAAAATGTTACATCTTACACCATTAAAATCAAAACAAAGAAATCTTAGACCCATTGCGGTTGTTAAAGAAGGTGATTTACCTGTTGGAGTTTTAAAAATTAGTGAAGAAAGCAATGGAGAGCAATTAATTGAATTACCGCCACCATTAAAATTTACTGTATGTCCTGAAACTCGCGAGAGTTTAGTTGATAATATTTTTGTTACGGGTGGTGCCGGTAGTGGAAAATCAACTTGGTGCGGAGAATATTGCAAGCTGTTTATTGAAATGTTTAAACCTAGTCCAGAATATATAACTATTATCTCTGCTGATGATTTTGAAGATCCAGCATATAATTTTCCACATAGACATATTAAAGTTGATGACGAATTTGCATCAGATCCCCCTACACTAGATGATTTTACTAATCCTAATAGTCGCAGTATTGTTATATTTGATGATATAGAAGGAATAATAGATAAGAAGAGAGAAAAGGCACTATATGGATTATTAGAAAGTTGTCTAACAATGGGGAGAAAAAGAGGAATTAATACTATTCAAATTAGTCATCGAGGTGCAGATAGCAAAAAAACAAAAATGATATTAACAGAATTAAATGCAGTTGTTTGGTTTCCTAAAATTGGAAATAGTAGAAATTTAACATATATGTTGACAAAACATATCGGAATACCTGAAGGAATGAGAGAAGCATTAAAAGCGGATGGTTGGGGTCGTTGGGTTTGTTTGAAAACATCAGCACCTCAAATATTAATTAGTGAATGTAGAGCTACGATGTATGATCATGACGAAGTTGAAAAAGCAATAAAAAAGAGGAGTATATTAGACCGCAAAAGAGCACATAAAGAGGCTACAGATATGTTAAGCAATGAGGCTTAATGTTTATGCTTTACTTCCCATAAATGGTTTAAATAATTTATATTATCTTCAATGCTTGTGTGTGGACCCCACAATAAAGCAGCAGAAAATAAGGAAGGTGATGGCACTAGATTCTCGATTAATCTTCTTTCTGTTTTATTACCCATATGCCTTGCCCAGTATGCAGCTTTTTTTTGTTTATCTCTATGATCTATATATGTTTGTCCTGTATCTAGCCCGAAGTCATAATGCTTGTTATTATTCATATATACACGAAATCTTTTATGTTGCTTAGGTGATTTTTCAAAATTAACAATCATTTTATATTTTTTTAAATATATATATTTATATAAATATAATGAAATTAAATAACGGATTTTATTCAGGTATTATTTTAAGTTTTACATACTTATTTTATCAAGACCAGAAAGCCTATAATAGGCTTAAAATACAATATGGACAAATCGCTAACAGACGAAGAGATAATGAAACTAACAGATAACGAGATACCTGTTATGGCTTATAGCGATTTAATTGATAATGGGGTTATGAATGTTATAATGGAATCTCCATCTCATGCAGTTATATTTCTAGTTAGACAAAATGAAAAATTTGGGCATTGGTGTTTGTTATTCTTAAAAGATAGTGGAACTGAGCAAGGTTTACATTGTTATGACAGTTATGGAAATGTTCCCGATTCTAAAAATTGGAAAAAAGGGTTAACAAGGAAAACATTAATACAATTACATCAAGAGAACCCATATCTGCTAAATGAGCTATATAATACAGGTAAAGCAATATATTTTAATGAATTTCATCATCAAGCAATAAATCCACAAATAGCGACATGCGGTAGACATTGTTGTGTTAGGGCTTGTTTTATGGACTTGGATACAGACGAATATAATAACCTAATAACATCAAAAGGGGTGACACCTGATGAATTGGTAATAAAAATGACAAACGATTTTTTATAAATAATACTATTTTAAATTTTTATTTTTTTTATAATATAACAATTTAATTTTAAAAATGTCTGTTAGATCTGTTTTAAATAATAGTGGAGTTTTCAACTATGCAAAAGCTGGGACAAATGGGTTGTCAGCTAAATCATTAATTATTACTAATGGTGGTTTAACATTTGCAGACGGTTCTATCCAATACACAGCAAGTAACGGAGAACAAGGAATTACAGGAGCAACAGGTCCACAAGGTGCAACAGGTTTGCAAGGTGCAACAGGACCGCAAGGAATTCAAGGAATTCTGGGACAAACTGGAGAAACAGGAGCACAAGGATTAACTGGACCGCAGGGACCAACTGGACAAAAAGGAAATGATGGAGCATCATCTTCAACTGGAGCAACTGGCAATACTGGACCACAAGGCGATACTGGCAATACTGGACCTACAGGCGACAAAGGAGATACTGGAGATACTGGAGCCACTGGAGATGCTGGACCCACTGGTGGCAAAGGAGATACTGGATCCACTGGACCGCAAGGTGATACTGGCAATACTGGAGCCGCTGGATCGCAAGGTGATACTGGCAATACTGGAGCCGCTGGATCGCAAGGTGATACTGGCAATACTGGACCGCAAGGTGATACTGGCAATACTGGAGCCACTGGACCGCAAGGTGATACTGGAGATACTGGAGCCACTGGACCGCAAGGTGATACTGGAGCAACTGGAGCAACTTTACCAATCTTAACAACTCCAGCACCAAGCGGAAGCAATTTCTTATTAGCAAATAGTCAAGATGTTTATGATAATGTCTTATTGACATATGATGGTATAGGTATTCAAAGTTCTTCTAATATTACGGTTGCCTCTGGAACATATGCTAATGCCATTATTCCATATCAAACCACCATTAGTGATAATGCAAGTAGTCAATATATCCAACTTGCTTTTAATGGAGCACTTATCAAGGATAATATGGCGAGTCAGACATTATCATTTAATCCTTATAGAATGTTGATAGGTAATGATTTAACACAAAACCAAGGGACATATGGAAATGAATTT